CATTTTCCATGCCAGGGATCAACCCAGTCGCCCCGATAACAGCGTTGGCTATATTACCAGTGCGTACGGCATCTGCAACATTTAAAGCAGCTAGAACCTGACCAGCTCCGGGAATAAACGATAGCCCTATTTTTAATAGATCAAAATTACTAAGCGTATTATTTTGACGACGGTCTAATACGGCTCCGTCAGATTTTCTAATTAACTCAATGTAGCCAGGAGTAGACGAGCCTGACCAGCTTGCATACTCTTGAGGTAACTGGGCAATCTGCTGATCAATATTGTCACCTTCAATAACATTGCTCACGCCGCCACTAGTCGCAGCTGTTGCCGACTTTGTAAATCCGTTGTTTGATGTGATATTGTCAGCGGGTGCAACTGTTGCTGTAACAGGGTATCCGTTTGAGTCTATGATTGTACCGCCAGTAGTACGGAACGTACCGTCACCCAAAGCTACTGGAGCATTCCACTCAGCTACATGATCTGTTTGTGTTGTAGGCAGTCCTGATAGGGTATTCATTCCGACTGCGGTACTCGTATCTGTTTTATCTGTAGGTAATGATAAAGAGGCTAAATTAGAAGTTACTCCCGTAGGAACTAACCCTGTGTCAACCGAAGTGCCTCCGGGAACACTTAAAGACCCCGAACCTAGAGGACCTGTAGTTGTACCTACACCTGTAGAAGCGTCTAAGCCCGTAGGTGTAACCGCTCCTACTGTAGTTAGATTAGAGGTAACAGGCGTTTCTACTTGCGCAGGAGTCAGATATGTGTTGTAGGCTTGTGAGATTGTAGGAGCGGAAATACCAAGTGCGCTCAAATAATCAACTGCCTGCTTCTGAACCTCTGCAGTATCACCGCCAGCCAAACTTGTAAACTCTTTGTACGCGGCGGCAATTTCATCAGGAGTACTTGACGCTGATAGGTTTTCGTATAGTGCCATACTTAGCTCACTGAAGGGTTTACGGCATTTACCACGGCAGCTGCCCAGTCGTGCCAGTCATCAAAGATGAAGGGTCCGGGAATACCTTCATTGGTAAAGACGTCAATCGCTTTTAACCCCGATGCCCACTCTTGCCAGTTTGTACTCTCTGTAGGTATCTCTAAATTCTGCGTACCGTACAATTCGCACATCAAAGACGCCCACGATACAAAATCGTGATAGCGAGGGTCGTAGACCAGCGCGACGTTGGGTAGGGGGTATGCTGTAGCCATTAGTACGGTCTCACGTCGCCCACGTCGGCGTCTAAAACGATTCTACCGAGTTGGTAGTCTCCGCCAGTTACATTGGATACAAACTTTAACCGCAACTCACGACGTTGCTCACGCATATCAATTTTGCCTGAGTTAGGACCGAAAGTATAAGGACCTGTAGTATAATCAGCTGATTGAGCGAACGGACGTCCTGTGACGTACAAGTCCATATCACCCGTCTGCACAAAATCAGGTTCTACCCGCTCCAACCGCAACCATAAATTTTCTCCTACGGCAGACGGTTGAGAAGGACCTCCAGACACTAGTCCAAGATCGTTAGTCTCAAAATATGACTCAATTGCAGTATACGTACCGCCTGTGACTTTATCAGTGCCGATTTCATTTTGATACAACGATACAAAACTCATCAAAGTGTTAACTGTCAGTACAAACCCCGCGCCCCCCGCGATCGTTGCAGATAGCGTGTTTCCAACTGCGTAATTGATACCGTGACCATTTATAGCTACGGCGGTAACTACGTTTCCGGCTACAGTAATGTTCGCGGTCGCCCCTGTACCCGCGCCTCCAGTCAACGGCGTGTTGTTGTACGTGCCGTTCGTATAACCTGACCCAGCATTAGTGATTGTAGCGGTCAAGATGCCGCCTGTAGCGTTGACGTTCCAGTCAGACGTAATAGGATAGTGAAACACCTGAGAGAAGTAACCTGCAGAGCGTTGAGCGCCTAAAGCTTCACCTGCGTCATACCAAGTATTCTCACGGATATTATAGATAATAGCATCGGTGCACTCTGTCGCATTACCGCGAGGATAGAACCACCAAATTTCACCGAAGCGAGGAACCTTTGAAACCCAAACTTTCTCACGCTGAGCGTAGTTCAAGTTGTCGAAGAAATAGTTCTGGTTCATATTGTTCGGTATCTCTTTTACAACACCATTGTACAACATGAAGCGGTCAACACCGCACCAATAATAAATGCCGTCATACTCGATCACACATTGCGATGACAATATAGATGATTGACTAGAGATAAGGTCATAACGCCAGTACTGAGGTGGAGTACCTGTACCGCCGACGTATGATACGCGAATTAAAGAGTCCAAGGACCAGAACAATCCTGACGGAGCATTAGAGCCGCCACGAACAGGCAACCCTTGAATGATCTTACCTGTGGCTACGTTCACCTCATTAGCATCAGCCGACACCCAGTCGTTTACATTACTAGCTGCGCAGTTTTTAATCAGTCCGTTGTTACCGTACACAAATACGTAAGGGTGCAAAGCGACCACGCCGCCTGACACCGATATGTTATTGTCAAAAGTTATCGTGGAAGCGCCGGAAGTCGTTGCAGCGGCTGAGATCACGATGTTTTGTACTTGACCTAATGTAAAGACCAAACCAGTCGTTGTTCCCGCCGTTGTAGTAATTGCCGCGCCGCCAGAAGACGCTGACAAGGTAAATGCCGTTGCGTAGTTTGTAGCAATGATATAATACGTTACGCCTGAGGTTATTCCTGTAGCGGTTCCTGTAGAGGTTCCTGTCACCCTTACAGTCTGCCCGATATAAAGTCCGGATGTAGAAGTGCAAGAGCACTGTCCAGCGATTCCAGTTACAGCGACGGCGTTCAAAACCGGAGAAGCAATACTAGCTGAAACAACGGTAGTACCGGAAGGAATACCTGTTCCTGAAATAGACTGACCCGCTCCAATTTGGACATCCTGCGTTGAAAGGTACATTGTCGTTGTACTGTTCAAATATACGGAATCTGTAAACACGCCGATAGGGCTTAGACTCGTACCTGTGACAGAGCCGCCCAAAACTTTTGTGTTGATGTTATTGTCAATCAGCGTAAGGTTTTGCCCAGGATGAGCAAGTAGCAAAGTGTTTCCAGAACCTGCAACGTCTGTAAAAGTGTCAAACTGCCAGAGATTGTCTGCGTTAGCCGTAAACCCTGTCAAAGTCAGGTCTGTAATTCCTGAACCCGTACCGTTGTTATCAATAGGTAAGAGCTGCAGACCGCCGGAGTAACCATTGAATACGTTGTTAAAGTTCTGCTGCGGGTTTAAATACACGCCGCGAGAAGGTCCGGCTAGAGAAGCCGTAATCTGTCGGTAGCCGCCGATCTTGCGAGGGCGTCCGCGTTGAAAACGAACCCAGCGACCCGAGTTGTAGAACTGTTTATCAAATACTGTACCATCGCGCTGAATGCCTGGTTTTGTATCTAAAGCAAAAACTTTTGCGGTCATGTAAACGTACCTCCGGCGATACCTGTGGTAAACGTACCTGAGCCTGTTACCGTTACTCCAGTCGCCGTTACTCCAACACGTTTAGTGCCTAGTACAGATATACCTAAATCACCCGCACCTGCGCGATACAAACCTGTGTTAGTCTCAGCTGCAAAGTTAAGAGAAGGCGTTCCTACAGTACCGTCTAGTAAACTGACTACTGTAGCCCCTGCGGTTGTAGTATTAGCGTTTAGGAAGTTGACTCCGTCACAGATCAAAGTAGCTTGTTGGCCAGGAGGGATAGTTGCTGTATAACCAAGCCCCGTAGTAGCCGTTAGACTGTAGCCGTTATCTGTAGTTTGATTTGAAATGACGTATAAGTTAACGATAGGTGGGAAAGTGACAGTTACATTACCGGTCAAATTACCGAGGTATTCTTGGATCGTGTTTGACGCTTCGCTTGAAGTAAGTAGGTAGTTTCCAGATACTACGTTTTTTACAAGAGAAGTAAATACAAACGAAGAACTAACTCCGTAGCCTACCGTAACATAAGCGGTTCCTGTGCAGACAATAAATGCTGACTCAGAAGGGTTAAAGGTCTTTGTACTGTTTCCGTCAATCAGCTCAGCCCCCGTACAAGCGATCGTGAAAGATCCTGTGCCGTTGTTTTTGAAAAGAGTAAACCAGTTATTACCTAGAGTCGCCGCTGCAGGAAGCGTCGCTGATCCTGTTCCGCTACTCCATACTCGAGTTTGAGCTCTGTCAGCGGCGGCAAAAGTAGTTCCTGTTGTGATTGATGCCGAGGGGTGGCTTTGGTTTAAAGTAGCCCCGCTAGCAACTAACCCGTAACCGGCAAGCGTAGCAGCGTTTCCTCCAGAAGAGCCAGCTCCAAAAGCGATTACGCCCCATGTACCTGAAGTAGTAGGGTTTGTAGTTAGATAGACGTACTGCGCAGTGCCTGCCGCAACGCTAACGATTGTGCCGCCTGTGTAGTCTTTTACCGTGAAAGCTACTGCCCCTAGATTACGTATAAGAGCATCAGTTCCGACTGAAGTTTGATTAGCCGGAGGCATGGACAATGAGTAACCCGCGCCCGTAGGCGTCACGTCCATAATACGCGCTGCGTAGTTACTAGTTGCGTTGCCGTTGATTGGCCATGATAGCGTTAAGTTAGAGCTTAAATTAAACGCTCTAAAACTTACGTCCGTCGGTTGTATTACATCGCCGGTAAAGGGTGATACATAGCTCATGAGTCCACCGCTATGGCTTGACGATCAGCGATGCGGAGCTTGTCCTCAGCAACCAGCGTATCCATGATTTGCTGGTACTGGGCTTGCCACATCGGGGTTCGTGTGTCGTTCTTGAGGAAGGGCATCGCTTGTAGCAATGATCCGTAAAGTAGCGCTTGAGGAGCGTACGTAGTAAACCAGTTTGTTTGGTTCGACGAGTCTAGCGGTTGAATACGCTCATAGTACAGCACTTCAAAGTTATACGCAGCACTCGGCGTGGGCGCGATCAACCAGTTGTTGTAGTCGTAATCACAATAGAACGCAGGCACGCCTGTAGCCGTTGGATCTGGCCAGTACTCACGAAGGTACTCATATTTACGCAGCAGTACTGGCTGACGCTGGCCGGCAACTGTAACATTAAACGATACGGTCTTGTGCCAGCGAGCAGGTTTCAAAATAGTAGCTTGTCCTAAAGTCAACGTACTAGTGTTAACTGTCAGGTTGCCAAGAAACTTGATTTGACTGGCGATAATTTGCTCAGCCAACATTATGAAAAGAGGAATCTTTTCCAGAGTGGCGGTGTCGTTACGCTCCAGATACGACTGGATATTCTCTACTAGAGAATCATACGTCATTACGGCTGCGACTGTCATTATAAGTTACCTCGCTTTTCGCGCTTCATTATAACCTCTACTAGGAAGTAATCAAGTTGCACTCAGCGGTTCGGCGTTTGAGCAGTCCGGGTAATACTTTACCCCCACCCTTAGTCCATAACATCAGCTGCTCTTTAGCCCCTTCCCAGTCTCCCGCATTTATCTTTCGCTTCAAAGTAGAAGTCTGAAGCCGACCTACGCCTAGATTGTAGCAAAAATCTACAATTGCGTTGCACTTCCGCTCGTCTGTAATAAGGCCAGGACAGTTACGCAAAACACCAGGCAAAT